GCCCATGTCACCTTATAAAATAACTATATAATGTATTTTCTGTTTAGTTAATTATTCTTTCATTAAATTATCAGGTATATAATCAAGCTTATTCATTTTTTTTATAAATCTAGTATCAGCTATATTACTAAATAATTCTTCAATTGTTTGTGATTTATTTACTAGTAATTTGAAATTTATGATATCCTCTTCATCTATATCATAATATAATTCAAGGTATTTTTTTGAAGCTAGTCGCAAACTACTCCTTCTTTGGCCCTTAGGTAACTGTGTAGTTATCTTTTCTTTATATTTATATATATTACTGGATATGCCAGCATGAGGGTTTTCTAAATCATCTTCAATTTTCATAGATTCAATAAAATGTCTTTCCTTATCACTGATTTCTAGTGTTTTCCTTTGTTTACCAACATTAAATCCAGTGTAATTATTTGTTAGTGATATAATTTTTTTTAATAATGTACTTATTCCAGAAGTACTATGTCCCCAAGCTAAATTGCATTGTGCAACTGCATTAATATATTGGTTATCAGTTAATTGGTTGTTTGATTTTTCCCTATAAGTTAAAGTTTTTATAAATCTATGAGGCTGCCTTATAATAATTATATCCCCTAGATCACTCATATAAGCATGTGTAGAACAACTCTCACTATAAGCACCTTTATAACGATTAACCATTTTCATCATCATTCCTGTACCAAATATACTGAATAAATCTTCGTCTTTAACAGTATTTTTATTTAAAAAAAAACTCTTAAAAGCTTTGACAAAATCGGTTTTATTAAATTTTATTGCCCTGACATATATATCAACATCATCACCAGAGGAACGTATTTCATAATCATTTTCGTTTAATTTAAGTACTTTGGATAACATATAATGAAAAATAACTAAAGTTCTCCATGTATTACCTAATGTAGTATCAGGGTCCCCAGAATGTACAGTACCATTTTGATTAATCTTACAAACTTCTGTAAATTTTCCATCAATGTATCTACCGACTTGAATTTTAGCCCTATGATTTTGTGCAACTAATTTAATACTATCAAAATCAAAATAAGGTGTATCAGCTCCGTTGGTTTTTGCATTATCAACTGCCCACTCATATAATTGGTCATCTATTGCTTCTTTCCACCACAAGTGTTGTGTAGAATCAAATGCACTAAAGTCAAGTGACAAACATTCAACATCACTACCTAAATGCTCCAATATTTTTTTTCTATCTATTTGTTTTTTATGAAAGGATTTACCAGAAGCATAATATTTAATATGTTTCCTACTATAGAGTTCAATAGACCATATTAAAAACCCTAATGCTAATTTCCTCCATGTTGATACATTACAAATATTCCTAGTTTTTGAATCTTCTCCTTCAAATTGCAATTCCCCTTTAACAAAAGTAGTGTATTTAATACATTCTCTTAACAATTTAGCAACATCATTTTTTTTTCCTAAGATAAGATGATTTTCAGAGATTAATGTATCAATTTCACATTGTTTTACATAAGTAAGGTGATTATACCAAGAATTGTAACTAACATTAAAATCAACTTGGTTTTTCTTCAGTATATTTTTTATATATTTCTTTTTAAACCACAATTTAATTTTATCAACAAGTAATTTATCTGGTGTAGGCATCTTTGCTAATTGTCGTTTAATGGCAGTAAGTAAAGTAATGATACAG